GCTTTGGCAAAATGGATACTGTGACGCTTGGGTCACATTTATCAAGAACGAGTTACACTCTATTGTCAAACTTGAACAACATCGTTACCGCCTTATCCAAAATACAAGCATTCTGGATCAGCTCATTGATCGCACCTTGTTTGCCCCGCAAAATAAGTTGGAAATCACACAGTGGACCGGATGCGCGTCATTGCCTGGTATGGGCTTGGACGACGATGGACTCGACATGCTCTACAGGATCTACCTGCGAGAATGTGCTCGTGCTCCGGAAGGTCTGGCCAATGCTGACATATCGGCTTGGGATTGGTGCTATTCAAGACTTGACTTCCGAATCGCTTTTGAAATACGAAGACGACTCTATGATTTACACCCCTCTTCCCGAGTGGCCGATATCATGCGAGGACGCACAATTTGTATTATGTACGGAGTGTTCGTGCAATCGGACGGGAGGCTGCTTAAGCAGCTCATCGCGCACCTGCAAAAGTCAGGCAGAATTGATACCTCTGCAGACAATAGCAGGCAGCGAAAGTTTTGGTCTTTGTACCTTAGCCTTATAGACGCCGGCATGTTCATGGGCGACGATGCTCTTGAACCCTGGTTCGAAAATGCCATGAATGAATATTTGCGTGTTGGCAAGCGCATTAAGTTCTTCGATCTCATCGACGATGGAACATTTCAGTTTTGTTCCAGATCTTTTGACGTTGAGGCTCGAGACCTTATCCCAGAGTCTAAATACAAAATGTTAGCAACACTACTTAATACAAACGAACCCATGAGGGAACGAATGGAAAAGGTCGCTGCTTACAGACACGAAGCTCGCTACATGCCTGATCTTGATCAGGACCTACTATTGCTTGAAGCCATAGGCTTCATTTGATGCGTTCTGCCATTTAAACCCAAAACAGTTACTTCTGTGCTAAATCGATTACCTACGGGGAAAGTAAACGCCGAGAGACTGCACGGGTTACCCGATTACTTTCGAGGAAAGGATTAGGAGGATGTACAGTCCTT